CTCTTCCATTTTATCTTTACACCACGCACTCATTATCTCTCTCTGTATGTCGTCTGACTGTGTACTACACTCGGCCATGATATTTTTTATCTCCTCGGCCTGCTCCTCGCCTAGTAGCTGACAGGCTGACTCTTGGACATGCCAATCTCGGTCACTGGTTTCGTCCCCTGGGATATTCCAATACGTATTACAATCAACTGGGCCAATGAAACGTAGTCCAAATGATCCAGCATACGGCGGCACCATCCCCACCATCGGCGCGATTGGTTTTTCGTTTAGGTCACGGTTGTTACCATCTCCCCCGAAATATATAGCGTATCGTCCTCCGTGTTCGCTTTTGCTAATTGTTCCTAACTCTTTTCCTAACTCTTTTATGGTTTCAATCCTTTGTGCTCGGTACGAGTACGTCCGAGTATAGGCGGCTTCGTCCTTGTTACTCGATAAGTACGCATGTATCAGTGTGATAAAATGGTACAAGTCTCCACTATTCCAGGCTGTCCGCATATCGTCCTCCCAATCACCCCAACACGGTTGGCCCTCGCTATTTACCGACCAATGGCGCAAGCCAGGAAACGATATATTTTCGATTCTAACGGTATTGCCCGTGCTGAATCTTCCAGCTTCCAGCACTACCGAAAAACAGGCGACAAACATCCGCGAGCGGGCTTTGCTACCATCTTCTATTTGCGCATTTGTATATACGGGCGCTAAAAATACCCGTATTCTACTATCTGTGACTGGCACGATCCCTTGTATTAATTTATGACCACGTAACCGCTCGTAGACTCGGGCCATGTCCACGGTGTCAATCTTTTGTTTTTTCAGTTTGGACGCTTCCGCTTTACATTCCTTAACTCGGTGTTGGTATTCCTTAATCTCATTTTTTAATGACTCGATTTGACTTCTATTGTTTTTGATACGATCGTCATAAGTGACCGCAAATCTCTCCGCGCGGCTAATCGCTTCTAGATGATCTCTTTTTTTAGAGTCTACTATTTTTGATAGTGTGTCTATAGTCTCCATTCCTACCACCGAAACTCGGACGGGCTTGCCGTCGATCATGTCCAGCGGTGACACTTGTCTCATATCCCCCCCGACTGCTTCGGCCTTTTCTGCTTCCACGGTTGTCATATTGATTCTATGATTATTTTGTGTCGCTGATAAAAGCAAAAAGCCCCCGAGCGGGGACCTTTTGCGCTTGGCATTATCCCGCTTGCTTTGGCGTTACAATGCTAATAATGTCTCCATCTTCTACAATACTCGTCATGGTTGCGGAAACTCCCGACACGTACGCTTGCTCGCTTCCCGATAGACTCATCCCCGAGCGAGTAAGTACGTCACGGACGCGTGTCCCCTCCTCGACTTGCAGTGTGATCTCGTCATGCCCCATGCGGGCAATATATACGGTAAGCATATTTTTTGACTAGCTAGTGATAAAATACATCTGATCGTACAACTTCCGAGCTGGCCTACTTGCTCGCTTTCTTGTCTGCTTCCACTCGGTCCTTGGCGATTGCTTCGATCTCCTCTCCCCACTTTTCAAGCGCTGCAATACGAACTGCATCGTCAAAAGCTGGGGTGAACTCATTGCAACGAGTCAAAAAGCCCGCTTCGATCAATGTTTGTACCCGTGGACTAAAAAGTGAACGGGCGACATCTGTTAGTTTTTCAACGGTTGATCGCTTCGCTTCCCCTCGACTTGGCTCATACATAATGATGAATGGTTATTGTATAATTGCATTTTTCTCGCTATAATCTCTAGCGAGATAGTAACGCGCGAAAAATATCACGCGCTATATATCTCGATACAATTAACCAATGACCGCTACCACATCATAGACAGAGATCAGATGTGTACCACGGTTAGACTCGACAACGTAAAATATATCGTCCTGGGCCTTACATCGTACTTGACCCGTCAATCTTCGTAGTAAAACATCCGTGAAGATTAAGCGCGTACCAGATTGCAACGGTTCCATCTCTGGTTCTTTTATAAGACAAACATCCATATAATTGAGATGATGACAAGGCCAATAAAAGATTCGACCCTGGTACGTTTCACTTGACGCTCCTCGCGCAAACGCTCGCCGATATACGATCTAACATTTTGCATATTATTTTTTGTATAACTAACAACTTCATAAAGTAGTATACATAAAATAACAAAAAACACAACTGACTAATTTTACATACTGTGGATAAAGAACAAACAAAAACAAAATACGTTATAACTCCAACTGTCCGACAACGTAGAACTGCTCGGATCATCGCGGAAATTGCACAAGGAAAGCACAAGGACATAAAAAACAATGCTGATATCATAAAAAAAGCGGGTTATGGCTCGGGCTTGACAACTCAGCCAAAGCGTGTGTTGAATAGTGTCGGCACAACTTTGGCCCTTGCTGAGCTTGGTTTTTCAAGTGATACCGCTAAAAAAGTAGTGGCGAAAATACTAGAAAATGATGACGCAGAAGATCGTGATCGTTTACGCGCCGCTGATATTGTTTTCAAGGTTACAGGCGATTATGCGAGTGACAAAATAGCGAAAGAAAACAACGCCAATCCGATTATTTTTGCGAAGATTGAGCATCATATTTTTAATTTTGAAAGCGAGATAAAAAAAGCGTTAGGGTATGAATCTGTACAAGTTATTCCGAAAAAAGACGAATAATCCGCGTGTGATCGTAGAATATTTTGACGGGGATACTGAAATTTTATCTATTGGAACGTATGAAGATTATGAAAACGAACTAGAATACGAGCGCGAGTGGTCAAAAACTATCGCTAATTTGCTCAAAATTGACCGTGATGCTCGATAATTGTCCGAGCTGATACATCTATCACATAAAAGAAAAAAACGTCCTATAACTCAATTTTGAGCTTCGTATTTAGCTCGATCATACTATTTGACGCTAGTTTCTGTGGTGTTATACTGTATTTGTACTGCTAGACCGACTCGATAAGAGTGCTCGAACAGTACATTTTGAACACGTTTTACATCTAATTATGTCACTTCCGCAGTCGCTCTGATACTTTCAATCGACTGGCAAGAGACAGAAAAGGCACTAAAAAGACCGTTACCGCGATAAAACGCGGGCTTCAATGTATCAATATGAATCTACTAGAACGCTTGAAAGAGCGCGTACAAAAGACACAAGATGAACTCGACCAGGAACGGGCCAAGGATCGAAAAGAAAAGGATCGCCGAGAACTGGTCGAACTGAACGAGCGAGCACCTTACTATAAAAGGGACAACGGGTGGTGCGATAAATGTCACCGTGATTATTCGGTACTGTATACTAAACACGGCAACGAGACACTGGCCTATTACCTCGGTACGTGTTCAAAAGGCCACACCGTAAGACGCGAGATCACGTTACGTGATCGCTACTATGACCACTCGATCCTCGTCCGAGCTGAACGTGATCGCCACTCGGATGACTTACTTACTCCAGATCATCCACGTTTCAAATATGTATACCCAGACAAATGGCGAGAGTATGAGCGACAACGAGAACAACGAGCACTCGGAACTGTCTAACACACTAGCTGACCCCGAGCACTACTCGATCCTATACTGGACGGTAAAGAACGGGGTGAAGAACGAAAAAGGCGAGATATTAGACTTTTCGGATCGTCTTTTCTTGCTGGACATCCTTACTGACTGGAGCCCTAACTTAGTTTGGAAGAAATGCTCCCAGGTGGGTGGATCGGTCACTTTCGTTATAAAAGCCCTATATGCGGTACAACACCGAGGACTGAACGTCATACTCACCTACCCTAGTGACTCGGACGCTGAGGAGTTTGTAAAGACCAAGACCAATCCCATCATTAAGGAGAACGTGCAACTCTTTCCAAATACTAGTGCCGACTCGGTATACCTCAAACAGCTCAATGGTCGAAACCTATACGTCAAAGGAACGGTATCGAAGACCGCCGCTATCAGTACCACCGCCGACCTATTGATCCATGACGAAGCATCCCGCTCGGATCAAAAAAACATGGCGTTCTATCAGTCACGTATTAAGGCATCACCATACAAGGGTACCTGGATGTTCTCTAACCCAACTACCGAGCGTGACACAATGGACGAGTGGTGGCAGAAAAGCGACCAGAAAGAGTGGTACGTAACGTGTACCAACGGCCACAGTGAGTACCTATCATGGCCTGATAGTGTGGATAAAGAGCGTGGCTGCTATCAGTGCAAAACGTGCAAAGTACAACTAACAGACGACCAACGGCGCAAGGGGTACTGGAAAGCTACACGAGAGAGTGATATTAGTGGGTACCATACCAGCCATCTCATGGCCCCGTGGATCAAGGCCACTGACATCATACGGGAGAGTGCAGGCGATCAGGAATACTTTTTCAACTTCGTCCTCGGAGAGCCATACAATCCAGGTGACTTGTCTATTACTCGGTCACTAATCCTCGATAACTGGACACCCCGCGATCTGTCGCTGGGGAAGCACTACTACCTCGGGGTAGACGTAGGCAATATGAAGCACTATGTCCTTGGTACTGAGCTTGGTGTCACCCGTATTGGACGCTTTACTGACTGGTCGTTCCTTGACGATTTAATGAAGCAATATAACCCTTTTTTAGTGATAGATGCGATGCCCGACAACACCGCTAGTCGCCACTTTGTTGATACCTATGAAAAGGCGTATATGTCCTATTTCCAAGACAACCAAGCTAATCCCCAAACGATTGTGTGGTGGGGGAAGCCAGGGGAACCAGGCACCCCAAACGACAAAGGCAAGATCGTATACAGCAACCGTAACCGTGTGATTGACCAACTAATTGATGATCTTTTGCGGGCCAAGATACTATTCTCTAACCCCTCGGATGCTGAGTTTCGCATCTTTATCGACCAATGGCTGACCCTTAGACGGGTGAAACACACTGACGCACGGGGAATAGAGAAATACGTCTGGGATAGCACCACGGGCAACGACCACGGGGTATTTGCTTTGTTGTATTACCAGCTTGCGCGGGCCACCGAAGGGGCAGGGATGGTACTCGGCGAACCAGAGGAACGTCCGTTTATTGGACGAGATAATGTGGTGCAAGATTTCTCTGTTATCTTTGATTGATTCTCATTGACAGAAACGGATAACCGTATGATACAATAAACATAATGTACGAAAGTCTTTCAGAACAAGACAAGATCAAGTTAGTCAACGCTCGCTGGACGAGTGCGGAACCACTTTGGGCTCAAATTAAAAAGAACACCGCACGTAATAAACGGGTATACCAAAACAACGGCGAATGGGTCGGGGATAGTGTAGCCCTAAAGAGTCGCCCGAAGATTCGCGCTAACCGCATTTTCCGTAACACCGAGAGTGTAATTAACGCACTTATAGCAAACCCCCCACAAGCAAACTTCATTCCCACCCGTAATACTGACGAAGCCAAAGAGTTTGCTGAACTCCAACAACAATACTTCCTAAAACGATACAAAGACTTAAATGTTAAGGAACAAATCCGTAAAGGACTCCGTAACCTATATTTCAGCCGACTGATTGTTCTTAAAGTCTTTTGGAACAATGCTCTAAATGATTTTGATGTGAGGGCAATAGACCCCACTAAAATACGGGTATCACCTAACTGTACCAAGGAAGAAGAAAGTGAGTTTGTGATTGAAGAAATTGAAGATACATTGTCTAATATTTGTGCCCGTTTCCCTGTTAAAAAGACCGAAATCTTAAACAAAAATGGCTACACCGATGAAACGGTTGCTTTTATTGAAAACCCGACAATTACGTACAAGGAAGCCTGGATTGGTGACATGATGTATTGCATATACGGTGGCATCCTCTTATCTGAAAAGAAAAACCCATACTGGGACTGGGATGGTATTAAAATTACCCTAGAAGAAGGTGTAGCGATGCAGGAAAATCGCAAAGAAACACTGAAAACTATCCGCGAACAACAACCAGAACGCCAATTAAATGAAGCGACAGGTGACGAGGTTGAATCAGGGCTTAATAGTTATTTCTTTAACCACTTCAATTTTCCCCGAAAACCATACATCTTTGCTACGGCATTTAACTCTGAACAAAAACCAGTGGGTGAAACTGACATGATTGAGCAATCTATTCCGCTCCAAGAAGGAATTGACCGACGCAAGCAAGATATTGATGAGAACGCTTCGTTGGTGAATGGTCAGGTTTTAGTTGATTCCAGTGTGATGAGCAAAGCTGATGCACAAAAACTTCGCTTTGAAGCGCGGGCGGTGGTGTGGGGTAAGGGTGTCGTCTCAGGGATTCGCCGTGAGTTTGGTACTGCCCTACCGCAATTCGTGTATGAAGATATGGTTGATTCACGGTCTGAAATTGACAACATCATGGCTGCGAGTGCGTCATTCCGTGGTGAACGGCAGGGGCAAGAAACCAAAGCTGGTCGTTTGGCCTTGATTGACCAAAGCTACCTTGCCTTAAATGAGCTTGTCCAGGTTGTAGATTATGTGTCTTACGAGATGTTTAACTGGTTTTACCAACTCGCTAAAGTAAATTACACCGAAACCCACTACGCGAAGATTATGGGGCCTGATGCGGCGGTAAAAATGATCGCCCTGACCCAAGACGACTTTGAAGACGGAACCGAAATCCGAATCAACGAAGGAAAAACACTTCCTGAGGATCGTCAATTCAAGTACGAGCAGGCGCAAATGGACGCAGAAAAAGGCTTTTTGTCTCCTGCTGATTACCTTCAAGAAGCGGGCTACCAAAACCCTGCTCAGAAAGCCAAGAACGCCGTGGCGTATAAAATGAACCCACCCGTGGCGGTGGGGATGAGTGAGGAAGAACTAGCAGAATTAGCCCCACAAGAACAAAAAGAGGAAACCCCACCATCACGCAGTATTTCATTTAAAGATTTGCCGATTGATGGGCAGATTCAATTAGCGGCCCAGGCAGGAATCCAACTTGATCCTGAGATCATCGCAGGCGAAGCCCTGAAACAACAGGAAGCGAAGATGGCGGGTAATAGTATGCCTGCTATTCCGTCTGATATAGTATAGACAATCCCGTTTGCTTGGTGTACGGGGGAACAACCAACACTTATACATAATTATGACCTAGCGGTTTGCATCACTCGCAAGAATAAGTTGCAAAATGGCAGTCGAAACATTTATGGACATAGAAGAAACAACTGTAGTCGCAGAACCAACAGACCCAGGAACAATTCCTGAAACTGATCCAGGCGAAAGTCCTGAGGCAATTCCAAACGATGCGCCTATTGAAACCCCTGAACCAGTTTTATACGAAACTCCTGATGGACGAAAGGTAGATGCAGAGACACTACAGCGAGAATGGAAAGAGCACTTTTTGCCTGATTACACTCGCAAATCCCAAGAGCTTGCTGAGCTAAAACGTCCCCCAAAGGAAGAAGTAGTACCAGAATGGTCACAACCAGACTACGTACCAAATTCTTACGCAGAGGTGATTCAAATAGCTAAACAGGAAGCGATTGCGGAATTAGAGCGAGCGCGTCTTGCAGAATTGGAACAACGGGAAGAAATCACAAGCCGAGTTGAAGCACAATTAGCCGAGCTAAAGAAAGATGATCCAAAGCTAGACGAGAACGCCCTATTCCAACACGCGAGTAAGTATGGATTTCGTGATTTGAAACTCGCTCACGACAATTACCGAGTAATGCGTGATGCGATTGCCCAGACCGAAACACGGGTACTCCAAAATGTCCAAAGGCGTGGTGAAGCTCCTGTTGCTCCCCCAACAGGCACACCAATAACGGGCGATGCGGTAGACCCTAATGTTTCCCAACGGTTTGGTTCGGCCCGCGATTTCCTTGCTTCTCTCACAAATTAACCGCTATAAGTAAATTACTATGACGTTTGATGAAGCAGTACGAACCACTACCCGTACCTTTATTGTTCCAAAAGTATACGACCAAGTAACCAAGGGTTCACCAACTTTGATGAAACTCTTGCGAACGGCAAAGTCTTGGAGCACTGGTACAAAGTATGAGTTCCCGATCAAATACCAAGACACAACAAATGGAGGATGGACTGGTATCGCAAACCAACTTGACACTAACCGACAGAATGTACGCGTCACCGCGTCATTTGAGCCGAAGATGGTGTACAAGCCTGTAGTTGCGTCCAGTATTGAAGTGGCCCTCAACGAGGGACAGGAACGAATTGTTGACCTCTTGCAGACCGAGTTTGACTCACAAGCACAGAGTTTGATTGACCTCATGGGACAAGGACTCTTTACTGGTACTGGTACTGGTAATTTGCCTGACTCTCTGATGAACGCAGCAGATGACGGTGGTGCGTTCCCAACCTACGGTGGACTCTCGGCAACGAGTTACCCAACCTGGGCTGGGTATGACCTCCAATCAGCAGGCGCACTTACCCTCGCAAAGATGGCGACGTTCTACGATGCAATCGAAATTGGTACTGCCAAGCCCGATATGATCGTCACTACGAAGGCTCTTTGGAGTGTGTATGAATCATTACTCACCCCAACTGTCCGCGCTGGATACGTCCAAAATGGTTATCCAAAGATGGATGAGTACGGCATGGTTGCAAGTGCAAATGGTCTTAACGGAAACCAAGGCTTTGAGTGTCTCTGGTTCCGTGGCACACCAGTTGTAAAGGATGAGCAAGTCCAGGCTGGGGCAATGTTCGGTTTCAACAGCAACTATTTTGGTTGGAAAGGAATTGATAAGAAGATTCGCGGATTTGAAACCCTTAACTTCAAGCAGAGCAACGATGGTGTACCAAATGGTGTGCCAGGTCGTGTTCCTTCAACAAAAGGATTTTACTTCCGTGACTTTATGATGCCAGTTGATCAGTTTGCAGAAGTTGGCTACGTCATGTACGCAGGAAACTACATCGCAGAACAACGACGATTGGTAGGTGCGATGTACAACCTCAACGCTTAATAAGTTAGACCACTAACGAATTGCCCAATATTTGAAAAACAATAACGGGCTGTAACCAAAATTATATGATTCACATTTCATTCCAAGACGCATTACAAACGACTGCTAACCCAGCTCTCGCGCTTGGTACCCGAGCAGAGACTCCTGATGGACGAGTATGGACATACGTTCAGGCTTCCACTGGTGGTCTTGCAAAGGGTTCGGTAGCGGTTCCTGCCGCTGTTACAGCGGTTGACACAGTGAGTTCTTCAACAGACTCACAGGGTCGGATCGTGTACATCACCAAGTCAGGCGCAAGTTGGACACCAGGTCAGTTTGCAAATGGTTGGGTGGTAGTTGACGATGGTACTGGGGTTGGGCAAGTTGCTCAAATCTACAGTAACACCGCTGACACCCTCCAGTTGTACCCAGCGTACGCACTCACAACGGCGTTGTCGGTAGCGGATAGTGACATCACTATCTCTACACCAAACGTGGTTGTAAAGTCTGCGGTAACATCACTTTTACAGAACGCTACAGGTATTGCTCAGGTTGCTTTCGCGGCAGGAGAATACGGCTACGTTCTCGTCCGAGGTGTTGGTACTGTAATGGCTGGTGCCGCGCTGGTTGTAAGTGAATACTTCTCTACGGGTGATGACACCACAGGACAAGTTATTCCACTTGCCGTTGGTGAAACGCTTGATGACGCGCAGATTCTTGGTCGCGCAATAGTGGCAAACGCCGCTCCTGACCAAGGTGCTCTCGTCTTTGTAAGTATCACCTAAGGATTCCTAAAGTCTCTCTCTTGTAGGGAGGCTTTATGGAGCACTTAGACTCCCCAGGGAACGATTGAAGCCTTGGTAATAAAACTCACTATGAACCCAGATGAACATAAAGTAGTTCGACTCACTAATTGCACGGACTTCGACTTCACTCCTGAGATGGGTGCGCGGTACCACGGGGTACCGTACATGATTCCAGCAGGAAAGTCCTTGCTCATGCCAAAACCAGCCGCTAAATTGCTCGCAAAGCACTTGGCTCGTCAGGTGTACATTAAGAAAGCCCCTGTGTACGGCCCGTCTGAGGTGGATGGCAAGGGATCAGATCGCCCACTGTGGACAGAAGAAAACTGCATGAAGTTGGCTGATTCTTTCTTGTCAGAGGAATACGAGGAGGAAAAGAAACTACCAAAGACCGAAGCCGAAATTGTCAAACAAAAGATTGAGGAATTAAATGAATTACTCCCCGAAACAACCTCAACGGAAACGACACCAGGAAGCTACATGGATAAAGCCCAAGTAATCGCTGAGCTACAAAAGCGCGAAATTAAGTTCGATGCGCGGATGAATAAGACTGCGCTAGAGCGGTTACTAACAGAACCAAAAGCTGAATAAATCATGGAACTCGACACGGAAAAGTTTAAAGCTCTTAAAGAACTATCTGAAATACAGATAGCAATTTCGCAGGCTACCGCTTTGTTTGATGAAATAAAAAACTCAACTGAGGCGTATAAACAACTCCGTGAAAAGGAAACCATAGAGCTTGTACAGAACACCCTACTCGCTAGTAGGGAAGTGATCGCAGAAGCGGAACGAAACCACGATGTTGTCACTTCTCTGGTATACGAAGCTGAAAATATTGTTGCAGATTCACATAAATTATTGGACTACATCAAAGATCAGGTTGAAACCAATCGCACTGTTATTAAACAAACAGAATTGCTCATTAAAGAAAAAACCGAAGCTCTTATACTTCAAAAAAATCAATTAGAAAAAGAGCGGGCGTACTTAGAGGGAGAGCGAAAGAACCTGGGTGTGCGAAAGAAAAAACTCGGCGATCAAGAACAAAAGTTGGCCGCCGATATGGAGATGCTACAGCAAGACATCGCACGGTTGCGTAAGGTATAATTATGCTATATGACAAACGGTGTTTTCCAACGAGATGAAAACCACGTACCAATTACGCAAAATGGTCTGTTGGTTGAAAAAACAATTTCATTAACTGCTAATAATGAAACCGTGGCAGTTCCGTTGTTTACGGTCACGGGGTCAGTGCAGTTTATTGCTCTATATGGAGTAGTACAAGAAACCCTTGGTTCTCATGTTACCGCTGCTTCCTGGCGTGTAAATGACGGGTCAGCCCAGCCATCAATTAGTGCCTTGGCGGGGACAACCTTATCAGGCTTTGTGGCTGGGTCAACACTTGTCCGAAGAGGTATTGCCTCTGTCGCCTTAGTCGCCTCCAACGCGAGTTTAACTGCTTTGATTGACCCCGTAGCCTCCACCACTCCTGGTTCGTTTATGCCATTTATTATCATCGAAAAAAATGGTGGCCCAACCGCGATAGAATTTCGTTATGCAACCACAAACACGCCAACCACAGGATCAATTACTTTTTATGCTGGTTGGGTTCCTCTTACTCCGAACGCTAATGTAACCCCTGTCTGATATGCAATCTACCCGTGATACTAACTTCATACCAGAATCACTAGCTGTCTTGAACACTGATACTGTTCAAGGAGCTAACCTGGTGCCAGTAGTAATTGAAGGAAATAATCTGCGGGTAGACGCTACTGCGACCATTTCTTTTACAATGGAACCTGTTTCACCACAAGACGAAAACTACGTAAACGTACTTTTGTTTGAAGGATATGGAGGCTTACTTTACCCCGCTGTAGCAACTAGTGACGGGGCATTACTCATAGGCACGTAATTATGTCAGGCATATTACCCAGAGATGAAAACCACGTAACCGCAGTCGGATTTGAAAGTTCAACGACACCTGGTTTAATCTTGCCAGGTAAAATCAATCCTGCTACTGGAAGAATCCTGACCAGTATGACTGGTAGTGGGTCTGGTACGGTACAGACTATTGGTGTCACTACCGCCAATGGTTTTTCTGCAACCTCTGACGGTGATCCCGTTGAACCACGACTTACCCTTACAACTACTATTGCAGGTATTTTGTACGGTAACGGAACCGCCATTTCTGCCCTTACAGTTGGTTCTGGTCTTTCATTAGTGGGGACAACGCTTTCCGCTACAGGTGGTGGATCAGGTACCGTCACCTCCGTTGGGCTTACTGTGCCAACGGGATTAACGGTAACGGGATCGCCCGTCACCACCTCAGGAACATTGGCGATTGGTTTAGGCGCGGGATATGTGATTCCACTTAGTTCAACACTAGCTACGTATGTCGTTGGCCCAGCAAGTGCCACAGATAACGCGATTGCTCGGTTTGATGGAACAACTGGTAAGTTGATTCAAAACACCACGATGTTGTTGGATGACTCTGGAAATATTATCCCAGTAGCAGACGGCACTCAAAACATTGGGAAAGCTGGGACATATCTTGCAAGAGTTTTTACTAACGCAGTAAGGGCCGAAGATGGATTGTTATTAGAAAGTGGAGGAGGTGTAGTTGCAACTTTCCAACAAGCCCCCCTAGGAACTACTGTTAATTATCTTGGTGTAAACGGGGCGGCAACAACAGACGGAATAAAGATATATTCTTTTGGCTCAGACACAAATATTGACATAGATATCACACCGAAAGGAACTGGTGTGGTTAATGTCAGCACAGCCGTAACTGTTGCTGATGAAGTATATGGAGCAGGGTGGAATGGATCACTTGAAGTACCTACTAAGAACGCCTTATACGACAAAATTGAAACACTTGGTGGAGCCACCCCCGCCAGCGCGTATTACTTTGTCGCCGCTGATGATGCAACCACCAAAGAAAAAGCTCTCGCTGACTACGTATGCGATGGAACGGCTGATGAGGTACAAATTAACCTAGCCTTAGATGCTATCCGTGCAACTGGTGGTAAGGTAATTCTTTCCTCAGGAACTTTTGCAATCGCGGCTTCAATTAACATGTTGGGGAATGTAGCGGAATCAGACGCTAACCCGTTTATGACTCTCCTTGGTTCAGGGAGTGAGTCAACTACGCTAGTCGGGGCATCAAATGTCAACGTGATTGCAACGGGGCAACGGGCTAAATACGAGATTGCTTACTTTACGGCGGTGGCGGCGGGTTCAGGTGACTGTATTTCTCAAACCGCAGGCACCGAACGCGGTAACTGGCAGTCATGGATTCACGATGTTTACCTCCAAGGTAACTTTGTAGACCACACTGGGTGGGGACTTGATTTGCAGTCACCGTTTCGTATGCGCCTTACCAACATCGAAATGAACGGTGTGGCGAACGGCTGTAATTTTGTAGCCCACACAAACGCTTTCAATCCAGGCAATCTTACCGTTGACAGAATGTTTATTAACTTATGGAATGACGCGTCAAACGCCAGTGCAATCGGGTTTCAGTTAGCGGTACAGAGCACTACAGCGGAAAATGTTATGAATCTTGTCGCAGTCAAACGACTTGATATTGCTGGTGGTACCGCCCTGACAAGTTCTATCGGCATTAGTATTGTTGGCGCATCGTCTTCTTTTGGGGATTCCCGTCACCATAGTTTCACAAACTTAAACATTGAAGATGTCCAAACCGTCATTAAGCATGTCCGTGGGCGTGATTGTACCTACCGAGATTTAAACTACTGTCGCCCGCTTTCTGGTGGAACAGTCATTGATCTTGATAGCACTTCACACAACAACTCATTTGAAAACTTATACGCGGTGGCTCAGGGAAGCGGGCAAACCTTTAACCTTATTGTAGACAACAACGGGTCTTCCAACTTACCAAACTCACTTACTCGGGTGGACGGTTTTCAACCAAGCTCTGTCACAATTAACGCAACCCTGGCATCAAATACAATCTTAGAGCGCGTTGACCTCTCAGGTGGCTCTCCAACGGTATCGAGCACCATTACTGATCGGAACAACGGCTCGGTCTATCTCTCTGCCACAGGTAACAACAAAGTTTACGGTACCAATGCGTCAGGGGAAAAGGTGTGGAAAGATGAGGGAGTAACCTACTCTTTGGTTTCCGAAGCCTCGTCAGCTACCCCAACCGCCACGACAACGGCAGACAGAAACGAGTACGTTGCCACGGCCCTTACCGCGAACGCCGAGCTACAGCTCCCATCAGGGACACCAAAAGATAACTGTATGGTGCTCTACAATCTTAAAGCGTCGGGTGGGACACGCACCATCACCCGCGTGTCAGGGCTAACTGATGGTGGCAAGACAAGAGCAGGAACCATCGCTACAGGCGAGACATTATTAGAACTTTATAAGCGTATCGGCACCACCTACGTGTGTGTTGATAGTCAAGTAATCCCAGCATAATATGGCAAAACTAGTATTTGAAGCTACCCTACAAGAGTTTTCCGACTTCGCTGATCGTCTAGAGTATCGAGCAGTCGTGACTACTGGGGCAGATGAGGTTGGCAATCCAATTGTCGAACCAAACAAAGAAAACAAGCAAGCGTTTTTGCTAAGGATTATGAAAGAGCAAATTGCTACTATCTTCCATAAGCCACTCACTGACGACATTGAAAAGGCGGTACGAGATACCCGCGAGGCGGAAAAGGAGGCCGTGCGGGATAATATCCGTTCACGGGTGACGGTAAGTGTGAAGTAGTATATGGCCATAGCGTTTGACAATGCTTCGATGAGTACGAGCGATACAGTTGCAGCTACGAGCAAAACACATGCTCACTCCTGCTCTGGTTCGGATAGATTTCTTGTTGTCAGTGTCGTTAGTTTGAATGGAAATTCACCAACTCCAACCCCAACAGCGACATATAATGGTGTCTCAATGACTGCTGTAGCAGTTAATATTATTGCCTATACAGGCACAAACAACTGGCGACATCATGTTTTTTATTTAGCAAATCCCGCATCAGGTTCAAATAACGTCGTAGTGACTGCTACGACGGGTGTAGCGCAGTGGCGGGTCGTGGCGGCATCATACACAGGTGTTGATCAAACCTCGCCTGTGATTACCTCGAATACAGCAGGGAATATCGCCTCTGGCAAAGTAATGAGTATTTCATTAACTACCTCAGAAGATGCGTGGTGGTATATTTCTGGCTCTAACGTAGATGCAGAGTGGAATAGTATTTCTAACAATGGAAGTTCCCTTCGTAATGCGACAGGTTCATCAGGACGGTTGAGGGTTGGAGATTCAAATGGACTAATTTCAGCACAAACAGGCACCATCACCATGTCTTACACTTTTGGTACTTCTGGTCGGGGTTATGGCGGTGCCGCATTTGCCTTTAAGCCAGCAGAAGTAGGCCCAACACCTACCCCGAGTGGTATGATGATGTGGTGGTAAAAATACTATGCTTACTAAACTCCTCATCTACCTCGGCTACCGTAGCAGATGTCACCGCGCACCAACATACATCCGTAGAGGGCGGTATGGGATGCGTTGTGGTGAGTGCGATAGGCCGTGTTAAGTGTGATATAATTACCGTATTATGGACGCCATCATCACCGCACTTCCGCAACTTGGTATCGCTGGCGCAGCGATCTTAGTGCTGTACCTACAGTTCAAAGATGCCTCCGAACGCGCGGAAAAAAAAGACGAGTTGCTCATCACCGAAGTAGAAAAGCACCAAGAGACACAGCAAGAGCACCAAGCGTACATGCGCGAGGTACATAGCAGTACGATGGTACAGCTCAACAATGCGTCCAAGGTCATTGAGGACAACGTGAAAGCATATGAGAGGGTTATCAACCTTTTAGATAAAAAATAGTATGATCGCACCAATTCGCTTCTTGAACTTAGAGCTGGCACCTGACGGTGACGTAACGCAGTGGTTCGGTAAGAACCCAGCCCTCTACGCCCAGTTTGGCCTCAAGGGGCACAACGGTATCGACCTGGTACGCCCCCACGGTGAGCCCCTCTTTGCTATCGAGGATGCAGACGTTGTTTCAGTCGTAAATGATCCGCTCGGGTACGGTAAGAACGTGCGTATCGTGTCGAAGACACCAGACAGCAAGGGCCTCTGCAATGAATGGGTATACGGCCACAACAGCCAAAACCACGTCAAGGTAGGTGATGTCGTAAGTGCTGGACAGCACATTGCTGACACGGGCAATACAGGCTTCGTGGTCTCAAACAGTACTGGCAACGGCTTCTGGAAGACTAACCCGTTTGCTGGCACGCACGTCCACCTTGGGCTACGCAAGGTGAAGCGCGTGAAGTCTGGTGGCTTTACCTACGCAGGATCTACCATCCGACTGAGCGTGCAAAACTACGACAACGGTTTTAAGGGCAGCATTGACCCGCGCCCAGTCATTCAGCACCTCAGTAGCAATGCGTCGCGGCAGCACCGCCAGTGGTTTCAACAACTGCTGCGCGTGCAAGACGCGATCAATCGCCTTACTAGAAGCATCTAACCTACTAATTATGAAAACCATCATCGACTTCATTATCAAATCATCGGCTGACCCACGCGCCACTTCACTCACCGTCAAGGCGGCACTCCTCGGGCTCATCCCGTTCATCATGCAGGCGCTCGACATCGCCTGTGACTTCGGGAAGCAGTGCTACGACCTCCAGCCCAGTCTCTTTGAGACTATCGTCTCGGCCCTCGCTGACGGTACGTTCTACCTTTTGTCCCTCATCTCAGTAATTGGCTTCGTCTACGGCCTCGGGCGCAAGATTACTCGCACCATCATGGGCGAAAACGAAGCACTCAAGTAATCCACCGCTCCCCCTACTATCCACAGGGGTAGTGCGGTACGATAGAGGGAATGGAAATTGTCAAGGTCACGCCATACCAGGATCGCGGCTTACTCAGACACAAACTTGAGTGGCAGGATTCTCAGGGTATATGTTTGCAACTTTTGGCGAGACCATGGATTTACCAGAGATAATGTTATTTGTTATGGCGGGGACAGGGGGTTTCTTTGGTGAACAGACGATGAAGCATATAATGGATGTAGTCACTAAAAAAAATAAGTAATATGTTTCGCTTTGAAGATAACAATATAGTATTCGATGGCTGGGAACGCGGTATTGCCGACGCTCCTTACCAGGGTATTACCGATATGCGAAATGTGGATATTACCTCTACCACAGGCGAAATTGCTGTGGCGTTTGCTAATGCGAGCGTTACCTTACCCCCTGTGTTTAACGCTGTAGCGTACACAGCCACCGCCTCAACTGACCGAATCGCACTTGCGAGTGTCACTGGACTCTATGAAGGATGTGCTGTGGTACTTGCTTCAAACACCGCCACAGGACTCACCGACTCAATCGTATACTTCGTGCGAAACATCTCAGCCCTTACCTTCCAAGTGTCGTTGTACCCCAACTCAGCGATTGTAGATATTACGGCTGACGGTACAGGTACGCTAACTACCTACCAATACGGGAACCAACGTGGACTCACTAACAATGGTAGTCCTGTTTCATACTTTGAAGCTCCTGACATGGGTGGAGTTCTTTTAAGTGATTGTTCAAACTATGTGTGGCTGTGGCAACAGGGTGACAATAATGGATCACCTAAAAACTCACTTCTTTTTCTTGGTAATATTGGTGGGATTGGGTCTGCCTCAGGAAACCAAACGGGGGTCGCATATTGGAATGGATACGTGTGTGTAGTACAACAACCAACAGTGGTTGATGTCCTTAAATGGGAAGATTTTGTTTCGGAAACTGGCTCGGATTGGATTTATAATGAACTTTATTTAAACCTAAGTGTTATTACCTCAGTCACCCAATCAGTAACATCAGCGTTCTCTTTAAACTCTTTTCGGATTCAAAGCGCAAACGACAATATTGCTCCGACTCTAGTTGAACACGGCCAATTCTTTGAAGCTGCCACAGCAACAACTACCACTTCCGCAACTATTTCGTTAGAAGACGGTGATATTCTATTTGTTTCGGGCGGGACATACAACAGCATTAATGTTATTTCTGCAACATTTAACAGTAATGCGATGACTATGATTGGATCAGGTAATACTACCAATTTATATTCATCCTGTTTTCGTTACCAAGCCTCGGGGAGTGAAAGCGGTACAGTCGTTGTAACATACAACGCGACTGCGACTAATCGTGTTTTTATGTACGCAATAGTGCGCGGGGCTAGTCTTACTAATTTAGTTGCTGGCGCAGAAAAAAATCCATCAAGCGACAGTCTTAGTGCTACTCTCTTTTTGCGATATGCGACTCAGTGCATACTCTCTTTTTCATACAGCAAAACACCAAACGGCTACATTGAATTTTCTAGCCAGACCACTGAACTATTTAATGTTATTGACAACGCGGTGGGTAGTTGGGCTATGGGCTTTTACGGTGGCCAATCACAGCAAGAAACGTTAAAGAAAAATGTTCCAATTATTGTTGCTGATAACAATATTCTCTATTGGGGTTCTGGTGGTCAATATGTTGCTTCTTTGCAAGCTAATCCAAACTTTAATCCTGAACAAGAGATTTATATTGCTGGACAAGTAGCGACTCTTGGTGTGACGTACAACCTTAACGCCCAAGCTCTTGATCTACCAGCTAACGAACGGGTGGAGAGCCTCCTCATGTCATCAGGCCAATTATTTATTGGAGCCACCAGTAATAAACTCTACCTGTGGGATACTATTTCTCCTTCGTTTGATTCTCCGATTGAATTTCCTGAGTTCGGCTTATCTACTCTTATTCCGTCAAACAACACATTCTATGTCCTCGGTGGAAATATGGGACGAGTATATGCAACCAACGGCGCATCCGCTTCAATCTTTAAAGAAGTCCCCGATGAAATTACTGGTACCGAACGCCCCCACTTTTTCTTTTGGGATGGTAGTGTGGGTAACGGTGAATTATATTTCAGCTGCCAAGCCTACCCTAACGGCTCTGATACACCACTTGATACGGTAGGTGGGGTGTGGGCAATTAACGCTAACACAGGCGCACTACGACTAGTTCAACGACCACTACAAGGGTACGACGTACTCACTCGCATGGTGTGTCCTGTTGGGCATGGTAACTCGCAATCATTCCTCCGCCCCGCAGGACAAGGGTTACTCCTTGGGTACACAAAAGATTCAAACCATTATTTAGAGTTTTCAACATCTTCCCCGTATATCAACTACGAATCATATGTTGAAACTGATATTGTTGCTGTTGGAACCTTCTTTTCACAACAGACGTTTCAACATATTGAATATAAACTTGCCACCCCGTTAGTAACAGGTGAATCTATCAGAATCTCACAACGAAGCAATCTAACTAGCGCATACACGACAATCGCAGAGTTTACGACAACAGGACTCATCTCTGACCAAGCAAGTATTAACTGGGAGAATTGCGAGTGGGTACAGTTTAAAATTGAACTAAAAAGCACTGTCACCAACCCATCATTTGTTCGATTGCGTGAACTTCGTTTGAAGTAGTACAATAGATATATGATTACGTACAGCCAATCACTTTCGCTCTACCAGACGTACACCAAAAATACTTCGGCGACAAATCAAACGCTCGGGGCGACGCTGTACAACGATAGTCTTAGAACTATTTGTTCGATCAATGGCGGTAAATGGCCATTCCTAGAAACCGAGGAAATTGTCCGCACCATCGCGGATCGGGAGTACGTCACCATTCCAAACAATATTCGGAAAGTAATGAGTTTCCGTTACGTGCAAGGGACTGATCCAAACACGGATGCCAACGTGATTCCTCGTATGATCTTTGATTCAAGTGCTTGGGAACGGGTACTGCAAGCCCGTTTAGGGTCTTCTTCCTGGCCGTACTTTGCATACCAAAAAGATCGACGCTTGGTCTTCCGACCAATTCCCTCAACTGACGACAACCTGATTGCTGTGCGTGGGCGTTTAAACGTGACCGATCTTTCGATTGCTGATTACTCTACTGGTTCAATTGTTTCGGTTCCGTATACGCAAAGTCTGACGGGAACACTTGCGGACGGGGCGGTAACAGGCACTCTGACATCAAACTGGTCACTCCCGACAGGGCTGTATACCGTCACTTTTGATAATGAAAATGAACGGGTTGTTCTCCTTACAAACGGATCACCAAGCATGGCATGGACAACACCACTTACCTCAGCGGTGGGGATAACCGTTACGGTTGGGGCACAAGACGGTGGGTCAATCATCACCGCGACAGGGACAACTTTTACGGCTGACATGGTTGGAAGGTGGATTCGGATTACCCAAGCAACCGCCGCGAATCAAGGTGACGGCGCGTGGTATGAAATCGGGGATTACTATTCAGCAACTAGTATTGGGCTGAAAACAGCATATCAAGGTTCTCCGATTGTGGCAGGAACCGCACCGTACGTGATCGGGCAAGTCTCACCACTACCTGAGGCATATCAAATGGCCCCAATTTACCGAGCCTGTGCGCTCTATTGGGGTATCAATAATCCAAACACCCCGAACACCAATCTCGCTAATTACTACTGGCGACTGTACGACGGCGGAGTAGAAGCTGGGTTGTCTCAATCATATGGAGGGATCATTGGACAGATGCAAGAGGAAGCTAACGAAAGCCAAGAAGGGCCGTACATGGGGCCTCTCCCACGAAAAGGAGAATCAAGTTACGGGCTACCATTTTATAACCCATTTCAACAGGCATCGGGTTTGTAGTTTGCTATAATATACGCATATGCCAACTACCTCTGTCACCGTACTACCAAAGAAAACTCGCCCAAGTCAGGCTTTGAAAGAGTTTTCTATCGCCAACTCACCTAACCGCACAAAACAACTTTCGATTGACCTTGCTAAGCGTCATCAAGAAAGCAATAACTTAAAGAACTTTTCTATTGCCAACTCACCGAGTAGTTCTGCAAAAGACAACTACGTAAATACTCTGGTATCTAACTCCGCGACACCAGTAAACCGCACCGCGCCGACGAATGATTTTCAATCAAAACTCAGCGGTATCCAAACCGAAGCGATGAAGGTAAAAGAAATGGTAGATCAGTTTGCAGAGCGCGAGCGAGCAGGACAAACAACCAATAAAACAGGCCCTAGTAATGCACTAAAAGAGATGTCTATTGCGTTATCCCCACAATCAGAACGCCCTGACTACTACGCCAAATCACGCTCAGCGATGGAGGCGTACATAAATTCCCTTAAACCAACTAGTGCAGAAGAAGAAGCCTCTAAACGAATCTCCAACGTGCGTAGTTCAATTTCTAGTGGGATGCAACAAGCCAGCGAGCAAGCCATCCCGATGAACTTCATCACAGGACAACAGCAAGCGATTGAGAATCGTGGGCTTAATATGCTTGACCCAATGGAGAGCGAACTTGAACGTCTGATCGCACAACGAACGGCTGAGTCACAGGGTCTTAACGCGCGTCAGCAATTTGAAACTGCCCTAGCTGGTGACACGATGATGGATGACCGCTACCGTGACGATGTGGCGCGAGATGAACGACGCTACGCCTACGGGGTAGCACGGGATGAATCAGCCCCAATCGAGATAGATGGTCGCTTGGTACGTAAGACCGCTGATGGTCAATACGAAGAAGTGTACGCGACCCCACCAGAACCTCCTGAGATGCCAAAGCCATTTGAACTATCCGAAGGCCAATCACGTTACGAGTACAATCCTGAAACTGGCAAGTACGAGATGATTGCGTCTAAAGGCAAAACTTACGCACCGTCTTCTGGTAGTAGTGCGACTGATAAATCCATGCTTCTTACTCCCGAAGATAACCGAACGCTCCTTGGTGGCGGTTGGTCTGAAACAGAAATTAAATTAATTCAAAACGATATTCGTCAGTTTGGCTTACCAGCAGTGATTGAAAATGCGAAAGCTAACGGTGCTACCTCAGCCCAAATTAGTGCGCTTCAAAAATCTTACGGGGCTGACACCAAAGAAGAAACGCCACAGTTTTTAAATAAAGATTATTTTAAAAGATTATTTGGTGACGAAAAATTAAAAGAAGCCGCGACAAAAGCTGGTAATGTAAACAAAGGAAACCTCTTAAATCCTTTTGATAACAGTGTTGACACCGAAGCCTACCTTAACCAGTTAGAACAAATGGTCATGCTGTACCGCGAAGCGGGCTACAACGACAAAGACATTATTAAAATAATGCAGTAACATGGCTTATAAACCTATCTCACAGACTACACAGACTGGTGGGTATGTGCCAATCTCGCAAAAGAAACCAACGAAACCCATTCCTACGTTACCCCAGGCTCTCGACTCGATGTTCCCTTATCGGGAGATGGTTCGTAATGCCTCACTTCCTAAACAACCAGCCCCACCACAAACGCTTAACCAGCAAATACAAAAGGCCGATACTGATAAAGTACGTGGAACAACCATCTCTGCACCACCAAAACCAGAACGCTCACTGATTGGAAATCTAACCGAAGCTATCCCAGGCAACGGAATGATAGAGCGTGGGATTGAAAAATATATCAACAAGCCATTTGCCAAGTTGGGTAGCTTTTTACGTAACGACCCGAATGAATACTACCGACAAGCCGTAGCTGAAAACCCTGGCGCAACATCAGAAAATGTCTACCAAAAAGCATTAGAGCTACGACGTAGTAAAGAACCTGGTTTTGTGGGTGACGACCTTGGTGCAAAACAAATTGATGTAGAAGCTACTGGTGGGTTAATTCGTAAAGTAGGTTCTACCTTGACCAAGAAATTACTTGAATCTATTATCGGCGCATCGAGTAAAGAAGCGGCTGAAAAAGTAGCGCGAGATATCTTGCCGACTAATCCAACTCTGTCTCAGAAGTTTTCCAAACTGATTGTTGAAGCGAAAGACGAAACAGCGGCGCGTAATGTATACAAAGCAATTCAAGATGAAGCCACTAAAACCCCTACTGCTTCTACATTGGCTACCCCTAGTGAAACACCTAAATCTCTAACAAGTAAATCAGCGTACAAACCAATTGTAGTTAAGAGGGCTACCGAACCACAACCAGACCCCTTGGCACTTCACAGTTCTGTTTCTAGGAGATTAGAAGAATTAGAGGTTGAGCGAGCTATCCTTGATGATACTTTAAAATCAAACACAGCGGGTTCGTTGGTTAAAAAGATGGGGCGCGGTGATAATACCCTATCACAACTACAAGAAAACGCTATTAAAAGACGCAAAAACATTACTCAATTTGATGATGTTGATGAGCTTGGTTTTGTTGATTTGAATGAAGCACAAAAGGCAGTAGAACAATACAAGACTTCAAGAAAACGATTGCAAGAAATTGATAGTGAAATTAAAGAAATGCGCCGATTAGATAGAGATTTGTTTAAATTTGAAAAACAACAATTAAAGTCATTAGACCAGTACGCGGAACAAACAACTTTGCCTGAACAACCAAGTCCTGGTTTACAACCACTAACTAAACCAAAAACAAAATCTACATACAAGCCAATAAAAGCTAAAGCTCCTACTAAAACTACGACACTTCAACCCAAAAAAGAACTCCCGTCACTCCCTAAACTTTCCCCTGAAATTGCATTCCGACTCCAATCGAAGATGGATGATGCAACAGTAAACGAAGCTATCCGTACCCGCTACCGCAACCTTGCCAACCGACCTAATATTCCAAACGACAGACTAGCTAAGTTGGCGCAAAAAGACGGTGGTGGGGAAGGAGTAGGAACGAAAGTAATGAAAGTAGCGGGTGAACTCCTGACTCCTATTTCGTCACGACTGCGACGGATTAACCCAATACTTGAAACAGGCTTGCGTAAGATGGAGTTTGCAGTCAACCAAAGGGTCTATAAAGACATGCAGTCAGTGTTGCCACTCCTTAATGGCTCTAAAAAGATGGGTAAGATTGATAATGAACTCTTTAGCCTTGCGCGTCTTAATGGTGATAGGGAAGTGTATGAAGCACTGGCACGTAAATATGGACTCGAAGACCAGCTAAAAGCTACTGAAAAAACTATTGCGGATATTCGTATTCGAGCCAATGAAGTTGGAATGGACATACCAGAACGAGATAACTACTTCACACGAATTGTTAAAAATCCCGATGGTTATATTGCGTGGTGGCGGTCTAATGAAGACTGGGGAAAAATCAATCGCCTGATTGAAGCCGAAGCTGAAAAGAAGGGCATTAAAGTTACTGACTTATGGAAAGATAAGGAAAAAGTCGCGTCTATCATAAACAACTACGTGCGCGGGTACGGCAATAAAACCGTACTGGGTGCTCCTTCGTTTGCCAAAGGCCGAAAGATTAACGTACTTGATGAGGAACTGGCTAAGTTTTACGAAAGCTCTGACGAAGCTCTGACCAAATACATTATCCGCATGAATGATGAGATTGAAGCGCGTCGGTTTTTTGGTAAGAAAGCTGACGGCGACGCAGACATTGAAGATAGTATCGGTGCGTATGTACTTAAACTAGTAGCTGATAATAAAATTAAACCCCAACAACAAGATGAAGTATCTGACATATTAAAGTCGCGGTTTCAGCGTGGCTCAATGAACGGCGCACTCGACCTGTATCGTAACCTTGAATACATCTCTACTATGGGTAATCCCATTTCGGCGGTGACGCAGATTGGAGACTTCGCGTGGTCACTGTATGACAACGGGTTTTTCCGTACTGCCAAGGCTGCGTTAGGTAAAAAGAAAATCACCCGTGAAGAACTAGGGTTTGACCAGTCAATTATGAATGAATTTACCCGCGACACCATGAGTGGTAAGGCGGTGTCTAATGTGTTTAAAATCACTGGGCTTGATAAGTTGTCTCGACTCGGACAAGAAACAATGGTGAACGCTAACTTTGCGAAGTACAAAAAACGAGCACAACAAGGCGACCCTGGGCTTGAAGGAACTCTCGCTCGCTTATTTGACCCCGCCGAAGCTGACCTTGCCATGAAAGAATTTGCGGAAGGAAAAGTAACTGAACGCACTAAGTTTGTGGTCTTTAATCGGTTGCTTGATTTCCAACCACTGACTAAATCAGAAATGCCCCAAGTGTACCTAGAACGACCAAACGGCAGATTGTTCTACATGCTCAAAACCTTTACCTTAAAGCAGTACGATATTGCTCGCCGAGAAGCCTTTGACAAAATAGCTACAAGTGAACCAAAGCAAGTAGCGGTGGGTATGAAAAACCTGATTCACTTAGCGGCGGTCTTTATGCTCGCTAACGCCACCGCTGATGAGATTAAAGATTTAATACTTGGTCGTGAAGCTGAACCGTCTGACCGATTGATTGATAACTTGTACCGACTCATAGGGGCGAGTAAGTTTGACATCTACCAAGCGCGTGAAGATGGTATTGGTACAGCTACCATGCGGAAACTACTTTTCCCCGCCAGTATTATTGACCGTGCCTACCGTGATATTACTAACATGATTGAGGGTAGAGAATACGAACGTGGTGAACTAGAGGGAGAGAAATACAAACTCGAATCTACTCAAACAATTCCTTTGGGTGGTAAGTTGTACTACTGGTGGTTTGGTCGCGGCGCACAGAAAGAAGAATACAAAGAAAGTCTTGAAAAAGATGATACGACAGTAGGATTGCCCACACTACCGACTTTACCAACCCTCCCTAGTTTACCCACCTTATAAAGGTGTCTATGAGTGCACCAAGTGAATACAACACACAGAGGGGTACGACGATGTATAAAAATACTAATTTAGCTGATTCCATATCCACACCATACATTAATATGATAAAATGTCAATATGAACCCTAAAAAATCTTTTGTAGACAGCCTAATGACAGCGGTACGAAAACCAATTTCTTGGGATAGTGGCATTGTGTACAACACCGCCAGCCCTTTTAAAAAAGAACAACCAATGGCACCAGCCACACAGCAACCAACCACATCAGGACAGGGAGTTGCTCCCTTAAAACCATACAGTTTTGACCGCGACAACTTCAAAAAGCGAATCGCTCACGTAGAATCACGTGGTACGTTTAACCCGTATAAAGCAATCGGAATTACACAGGACATTGGAAAGTACCAAGTCTCACCTGACACTTTAAATGAATGGTCAGAACCGTGGCTCGATAAGCGATATACCCCCGAGGAGTACATCAAAAACCCCCAAGCCCAAGAGGAGTTCATGAAACAGTACCTTGATATGGTTGAAAACTATCAACTTACGCCTGAGGAAGCTGCGATTACGTGGCACCGTGGGTGGGGTGCGCTTGGTAATCAGGCTGACAAACCGCGCCGTCGTGAGATAATGGAAGAACAAAAGAAACGATACATGGCAGCACCAGAAAACTTTGATTACTTAAACACCTTTAGAAGTTATGAACAATAACGACACACAAGCACGATTACGTAAAGAGATGCTCGATATCGCCAACGAGGTATTTGATAAGCGGTCTAAGGAGCTAGAGTTTTCTTCGTTTGAGATTCCAAAGCATACCCACAATGGGAAAGACTCGCCACGGATAAACCAAGTTGATATTGAACCAGGTTACGGCGCAAGTGGTTCAATGACTTTTGCTACTAGCGGTAGAAGGTATAAAATTAAATTACCATCTGCTCCTACCCACGTATACTTTTATGGTGTAACCACAAATGGTGATGGAGGAAACAGGATTCTTAATATTGGCACAGCGTTTCTGGGTAAATCTTTTTATCTCCAACCAGATGATGTCGAAACAGTAATTCCTGGGCCGTACTTTAATGTTACCCAATGTTGTACGAGTGCTAACATCCTTGGACTAACTGGGGTTAGGGTGCATGATGGACACTTAGTTCGTTCACAATCAGACTCAAAAACAATAGTCGCGGAATTAACAATACCAAGTCTCGCTTACCCCACGTTTGGGAAAGAAGGACAAAACGATAACAGAGGATACTTGAACGGATACCTATACCTGGATTGCTATTTAGCATCAGAGTATTCTATTGTTGGTAATATAATTTGTACATCATGAATAAACCTACTGTCGTCATCACCCACCACGCACTATCGCGTAAAGACCATACGGTAAAAGACGTAGACAACTGGCACCGCGAACGCTGGCCTGGCTCTCAGTTACTTTGGAGTAACGATTGTAGAATCAGACTTAATTAACTTTATTAGCTCGGTTACTACCACTATATCTTTCTTAGTAATGGTGTATAACCAGCTCAATCGCCGAGATGTCAACAGCTTTTTCTTTAAAAAGAAGTAGGATATAATAGGAACGACGCTAGTTTTTATTGCATATTTTCTAGTCGTCGCCGTGAGTGGAGCCACACACACAAAAACCCCCTCTCTGGGGGGATTTTTGTTATCCTTCGCACGCGATACAGACGTTGGTAGTGTGTATCTCTTGGAGCTGAAAACCCTTTTCTTTCAGGTGTTCAATCCATTCTTGGTCGTCCACTTCTAATATTTTATCTACAACTACGCCGTCAGGGGTGGTGACTTGGTACTGCATACATTTGTATTAAGTTGGTCAGTACACATTATACCAAACCTCCTCGAAGCGTTTGTACCAGCCATGATCTCCTACATCGCCTTGGTGTCGTCTTAATTTCCGATTAGCGTGGCGACGGTAGTATTTCAGTAAACGGTTGTTAGTGTAATGAAAGTACATTTTATACCTCATACCAAGTAAATCTACCCGCCTGTCTTTGCGTGGGTAATATTTATTATAGTGAACTTTAGCCTTTTCATAGACCATAGCAAACTACCACAAGTGCCTTAGATGTTGCTTGGGGTAGTTACATAACGCGGTTATTCTAACATAAAACTGTGGATAAGAAACCGCCTCCCCCGAGAGGGAAGCGGTCATTGGTCAGAGTGAAGCACCGAAGCCTTGACGGCGGTACATCACACGGTAGGTCTGCCCAGGAGCCGCGGTGTTGCGAATCTCCTGCACCACGCCGTTCTGAGCGAAGACAGTCCACAGCCCCGAGCTGGGCGAGATGAAGAAGGTGCAGTCACCATATTTTTTGCTCACCTTGTCGATGCACCGACCTGCCTGAACAGGTACGGAATCGGAAGGAAGGGCGGGCGGCTCCTGTGCCTTCACTGGCAGAGAAGCCATGCCGAGCCAGATAGCCAGCATCACGACATAGAAGTACATCAGCGCATCTCCTTTTTCAGTTGGTTGAGGTAGTAGGCGATTTCGCAGTCCTTGTTGCAGAACGGCAACTGCTCGGAGCATCTGCCGTAGTGCTTGACGACGAAGTGCTGTGGGTGTGGTTTTCCACAGTGCTCACAGACGTACATCCGCAGAGTTCCTTCATATAGGTTGATACAACACACTGGCACCTATGGCACCAGACTTGGCGATAGTCAGTCACGTACCCCCTCCATCTTACGAATCAGCGAGAGGGTGTTCTCGTTTTCGGTTGGAGTTAGGTCAAGTGGTAGCTGGGTCATGGCTTCCTCGTTTGTTCGATGTTTTTGATTACTTCGGCCTGACAGTCTGTGCAGTAGCGACGTTTGCGACGACGCTTCTTCATATTCTTTTTACGCGGGACCGCGACCAAGTAGTAGTCGGGGTCAATCCAGGTGTCGGTCAGCATCGCTGCTACTTCGTCGGCGGTCATGTTGCCAACTAGTCGGTGCCAAGCGCGGTGTAGTTCACGCTCCACTATTGAAATGTTCCTGTCGTGGTTGGTGCCACCACGGGAACGGGGGAGGCGATGGTGACGCTCCATTTCACGCGGGGCTTTTTTAGCCACGACATTCTCCTTGTCAAAGAGCTACTGCTAATTATACACCTTCAACAATACATATATCTACTGGCATCTGCCACATCTCAGGTGGTACACAGTTGGACTGGATAAAATTGTTTATTGTACACACGATTATTACGGTGACGGTAGTAGTTAGCATGTTAATTGTAGTTTTTTAAGAGTAAATCCAACCGCAACGGCTTGAAACCAACCAGCTCGGGGGAAATGTCGATATGGTAGTCTTTAGAATACCAACTAACGTACTCCTCGCTGTGGTGAATCTTGCCGTGTGTGTGGCCATGGATATTCCATGTGCTGTTACCGCACGGTTGCGCTGGTCGGTGAGTGAGGTGAAGATACCTGCCCATGTACACCAGGTCTAGCCCGTCACACACAAAGTCCCAGTACTTGTTGTACCAAGTAAAGGACTTTTTGTCGTGATTTCCGCGCACGAGTACACGGCTCTTTAGGTGTGACGTAACTGAGTCTAGTTTTACATGTACATCCTCATCATCACCCATGCAGATGTCGCCCAGGTGAATGAGTGTGTCGCCGTCAGGTATGCTGGCTATCCCAGCCCATAGCTGTTCTTGCCAATTACCGCTACGTTGCCCCCACTTGTCAAGATTAGTATGACCGAAGTGGGTGTCTGAGATTAACCAATAGTTCATAATTATTTTGTAACCTCCACTCTTTTCTTAGCTATCTCGTAATAATCTTTGTCTATTTCTATACCAATAAAGTTTCTCCCTAACTGCTTCGCCATCTTACCTTTTGTAGTGGGGTCATACTAA